CAATCAAATAACATATATCCATTGGGATCATTGTGAACATAACTTACCATCCCTCCTTGAACTTCGATTAATATCGTATCGTCAGGAATATCTTTTATGTATTCTTCTACTTCTTTATCCATTTGTAACCTCCAATAACTTATCTATTTTTTTAAACAGTTCTTCAGTTGGTCTGAAGATCGGTTGGAAATTTGATTGATCAATATCAAACCTATCGAATATCATATCTAATATTTCTCCGTCTGATAAATCTTCATATATATCATTGCTCATAGTTCTGCCTCAAAGCTACATTCTCCATTGTCCTTGATGCATTTGTAGATTTGATTACCTAGATCAAGTCTTGCATACCATTCCAAAAGTTGTCGAACTTTACCACCACATATGATGGGGTACTTAGGATTGTTTTCTAAGAGATAATCCAAAAGCATTTTATCATTATAACCATGCTCCAAATCTTTAAAGAATGTATCCATTTGTTTTTTATGTTTACCTAAATGTCTCTTACATTCTTTCAGTCTTTCTTTAACTTCATCTAAATGATCCTCATGATAATAATAATTTACATGACTTGCCTCGCCCTCGACTCCAAAGAAATCAGCATCATTAGAACTCTGTACGGCAAACCAAAACTTGCCCTCTATATCTCCGTGATAATATCTACCCATTTTTCTTCTCCCTCATAATTTTTAATAGTTCATATAAATTCTTTACTTGAATTACTCCGTGATCATCTTCGTCATTCAAAATAATATCAGAGTGATAATCAATAACATTTTCTAATAATACCACCTCTTGTTTATTGAAATTCATTTAGTCCTCCATTTTAAAATAGCTTGATAACATTTCTTCGACTTGATTATTCCATTCGATATACATATTTAAACCCTCGTCATTGAAACTTTGTCCTCCGTTTGATTCAACAACAAAACTCTTATATGTTTTTTCGCCTAGACTTTCGAGCATTAACCAATCAGCTATATCATCTGTCAATGCTACAAAAGTTGATGTTGGTATTTTAATTGTCATTCACTTCCTCCATAGTTTTTTTTAATTCATCTTCACAAGGTTGACATGCATAGTATGGTAATTGTATTGATTCAACCATTTCAGTTTTATCAAAGATGCCACCACAACCATCACATATCCATTCTTCAATAAAATTAATTGTCATAACAGTTATTCCATTGCCAAGTTTCTATAATGTCTTGTTTAAATATTTTAGGTTTATATTCTCCATTAGCTATGTCCATAAAATATTCAATCATTTCAGTTTTAGTCATGTCTGATCCTAACCAAAACTCTACTTGTTCTTCTGTAACTTTAACCATTATCTATCCTCCCTATCTTCAGATAATTTATCTATGTCAATTAGATTGTTATCTGTGCAACAGAAAGGACAATCTTCTCCATCTAAATCGCCAACATGTAAGACAGACTTACAACTCCAACATTGAAAAATTTCACTAGCCATTATCTTCCTCCTTAATAACTTTTTTGCTAAACCTAGAGAACCACATAAAATCATACAGTTCTCTATTCTTTACTTCACAAGTGTAACAAAAATAAAAGTCTTCCATTGTGTTAACCATGTCGCTCGGATCATGTAAATCGCCACAACTTTCACAAGCATTCATAATGGAGTTACCTCGTCAAACGTGTCATGTAATTCGACTAATGATTTAAGTTGCTCATCATCTAGTGAGGCAAGTTTAGTTATGATTGCCTCTCTAATGTGCCATGTTGGTATGGTATCTGTGTCTTCTCTTTCGTGAAGAACAGTAAACCCAAGAAATCCTACACTATTATACATTATGCACACTCCTTGAATAATTTAAGAGCATCATCAAATGGTAAAAAGTTTAAACACTTTTCTTTTGGGTGGTTCTTCTCAAAAAATTCTTTAAATTCTTCGTCAGTACCTTTTCTTTTGTAACCCATGAGATGACCATCTTCTACAAACAACCATTGTTTCTTTAAATCTTTCTTCAATAGTTTTGTATCTAACCATTTGTATAATTCATCATGACAATATTGCTCTAAGTCAATATCATAAAAACATTCTTTTTCTTCATCATCTGACTGATAAGTAAAAGACTTTTTCCCAAATTTATTGATACACCACTTGTTGGCTTGTTGAACAATACCATGCTCAAATCCATCATACTGAGATTGTTTGTCCATGCCACCATGTCCATCATTGCCAACCTCAATGGCTTTCTTTCCATTGATATAAACTGTTGCATTGTAACAAGGTGTTTCTTCTGAACCTCTCTCATAGTGAGATATGTTCTTAACTTCTAATGTTTTAATTTCCATTATGATTCTCCCATTTTTCTATGTATTCTAATAATGCCATGCTATTCATACGAACTGCTTGAGGATAGCTTTCTTCTCCCATGTCCGACAATAGCCACTCTTTTATCTTTTGAATTATTTTTTTATCTTCCATTATGATTCTCCATGTTTTGTTTAAGTTCATTTAAAAAATCTTCAATGTCTTTGTTAAGATAGTCAAATCCATCTACTACTGAATCAGCATCTATTCTATGTTGTGTTGCTACATCAACTATGTCTTCTAGTCTTCCTATTACATAGTCAACGTCTACTCGTAGCTTGTTTCGTGGTTCAAGGTACATGGACTTTAGTTGTTGGTTTAATTCTTGTATCATAAAATCTCCATTGTTAATTATTACTTTCCTTATAGGAATCCTAGCATAGAATCCCATACATAGTCAACTAAAAACATTTATACATAGTGTTTCTCCCATATTATTTTTAAATTTATTTTTTTTCAAATATAGGTGTAACGAGTGTAATACTGTAACGAGTATACTCAAACGTATAGTGGAACTAGTGTAATTGGTTACACCTCCGTTACACTCGTTACACTTAAACTGTGGACAAACGACACCTAAGACATTTTCTTTTGATTTTATATTGAAATAATATGGTAGAAACACTATAGTATTTTTATTATGCCAAAAGAAAAGTTTCTTACTAATCGTCAAAAAGAATTCTGCAAACTTGTTTGTGAGGGTATTTATAGTAATGCCGAGTGTGCAAGAAAAGCAGGATATTCTGTTGGTCAAGCAAACAAGACTGCGAGTTTGTTGTTGAATGGTCGAGATTTTCCATTGGTAACTGAACATTTAAAAGAACTCCGAGAAACAAGAGAAAGAAAATATGGAGTTACTCTTATTGGTCAACTCAAAAGACTTTCTAAACTTAGTCAAGGTGCAGAAGAAAATGGTCAATATAGTTCTGCGATTAATGCTGAGAAAATAAGATCGGCACTTGGGGGTCTTACTATTGATAGGCGAGAAACTACCCATCAACTCGATCAACTTAGTAGAGATGAAATAGTAGCAAGGCTTTCTGAAATTAGAAAACAATATCCATCTGCATTTATCGAGGGCGACTTTAAAGTTGTCGGAGATAGTGAGGGGAGGAACGCCATCTCCGACTTGGGCGATAATACAAATTCCTAATTTTGCATCATGCCTTTTTGGTTTACCATTAAACATTATTATTAGTCAACTTATAATCAACTATTTGTTCTGCCACATAACCGACCCAGTAATTCCCATACCTTTGGTCAACAGAAAATAATATTTCTTCTGTTGTCTTTTCGTCAATTATACTATTTACAAAGTCGTCAACTTCCATCATATGATTTTTTAGTTTTCCCATAATTAATCCTCCAATCCTAAAAAGAAATGTTTGGGGTCTTCTATTAAAGTCCCATCTGTTCTAGTTAATCCAACACAATATGAATTGGCAGTACATTTAATCAGATACTGACCTATTTTATCTTTTATAACTTCATACCCTCTATTTTTCCAATAAACAGTATAACCATTATAAATGGCAGTTTTTATATCATCTAAAGACATTCCACTTTTTCTAGTTTCTACATGAGTTTCTGCATCTATATTGTGATATATTTTTCCTATCTCTATTATTTTTTCCATATCCTCATATGATATCGCATGATGTTCTGCAAATTTTCCAACTGTAAGATAGTTGTTAAAAAAATCTCTATACATCATTTTTAGTTCTGTTCTAATAGTTCGCATTATATTAACTCCTCAACAAGTTCAATTATTACATCATCATAACCTTTAGATTTCCATTCATCTGCATCTTTTTTTGCATCAAGATAATTTGAATAATAATCATCACAACCACCAACCCAAACTATATATTTAAATTTATTAGCTAAATCGTTTTCAACTTCTCTTATTACTCTATTCATTATAAAGCCTCCATACTATTTGAGTTAAAAAGTTCTTTTATAAAAGTTTCTGTTTCATGATATTCATCTATTAGAATATCTGTTATTGCCTCAACTCCTTTTAAGCTAGAAGTTGGAATTTCTAGCTTAAAAGAATTTTTAAAAGTTCCGTATTTAGAATAACCTATACTATCTAAATATTGATTTAGTTCTGACCTATTCATAATTA